ATGTCTTACAAAGCTGGAGGCGCGGTTAAAAAACCAATGTCCTATAAAGCCGGAGGCGCTGTGTTTAAGCCATGTGCTGCGTGCCCTAACAAAGCCAAATGTACCGCAATGGGTAAATGTATGTTAAAAGGAAAATCCAAGTGAGCAAGATGTTTATTCGAGTTAAAGCAGACGGCTTTATCTATGACTTCAACCCAATTCTGGCAAAAAATCCTGAGTGCGAAGTCGTATCTGAAGAAGTTGCATACCCAGAACGATTTATTCCACCTGCTGTTGTACAACAAATTGCAGAAGGAGATAAGTCTATCGGACGTAAAAAAAGAGGTATGCTTGATCTAACGACTGCGGGAATTCCTGAAGCTCCGCCGTATACTTCGCCTGAATTGGCTGAAGAGGCTGCTAGAGGAATGCCAAAATGACACCGAGCGAAGTCATCACCGAAGTTAGGCGTCTGATTCAAGACACCAAAGCAACGTTTCGTTATAGCGATACGGTGCTACTTGGTTTTGTAAATCAGACGCTTAAGAAAATGGCGGTGCTTCGCCCGGATTTATTTGCAGTAATAGCTGATTTTACAACTGTAGCAAACACGGTATTACAAAGTTGCCCAACTGATTCTGTACGTCTAATGCAGATTTTTCAGATTAAAAACGGCGATGCTGTAACCGAAGTGTCGAAAGAAACACTTGATCAGATGTATCCTAACTGGGTTAATGAGACAGCCGGTACACCAGTAAATTTTACGCGCCACGTGCGTAATCCTAATAAATTTTTTGTTTACCCACGTCCATCATCAGGCGTTATATTGGTTGGAGAATACGCGCAGTCGCCTACAACTTATGCAATCAACAGTACTGTTGCGTTATTACCCGATGCGTACCTAACCTCCGTAGTAGAGGGAGTTGTTTACCTAGCGGAGTCCATTGACAATGAGCATGTGAATTCCGGGCGTGCAAAGTTGTTTCAAGATGCGTTTGTGCAGGGTTTAGGTGTTGGCCTTCAAGCTCGCGTAATTACAGATACAGAAGCAGGCGGACTTGATCCGAGACAGGTGATCTGATGGTAGACCGTACCTTTGCATCTTTGATCCCCAAGATTAATCCGAGTGTGCCGGGGTGTCCCGCTCCGACTATATTAAATTACGTCCGAGATGCTGCAATAAGAGCGTGTGAACGCACGATGTTTTGGCGGTATCAAGTTCCTTTGTTTAACTTGCTACCCGGGGTTAGCGAGTATGCTTACAACAAACCAACTAACGCTGACGTTCATGTGCTATTTGACGCAATTGTAAATGATCGCCCACTTGAACGTCTTACAATGGAAAAGGCCATTGAGTTATATCCACAGTGGGCTGATCTTTATAGCGGAGAAACTGCGGAAACCGCATGGAGCGAGACTCCGATTAGCAGTTTTAATGCGTTTGACTACAACGAGTCGTTGTTTAATGAAAATCCAACTTATGTGTTACCAGAATCAATTATTGCAGACGCCAGTACGCCGCAGTCAATTACACAAGTAACACCCGACAAATATATTATCTTACCGCTACCAGATAATGCTAAGGTATATCGGGTACGTATGTTCTTGGCGCTTAAACCCAAGAAAACTGCAACGGTAATGGATGAGGTAATTTTTGATGAATTAGAAGAAGTTATTTTGCACGGTGCTTTGCAGCATCTTTTAGTTTTGCCAAGTACAAACTGGTCAGATAGGGAGTTAGCTGCGTATCATGCAAAACAATTTCTGTATCAATGTAGTGAACGCCGTGCTCGGGCTAACCTTGGTAATATGCGCGGTATGATGCGCGTTCGTATGCAACCTTTTGGAGCTTGATATGGGTGTTAAACTTACTAACAACGCATCTACAACAGTCCCGGCAGCAGTTTCTAGTATTGCGACAACGCTCGTAGTTGCTACAGGCACTGGAGTAGAATTTCCAATTCTAGGAGGTACGGATTATTTTTTTGCTACGCTCCAAGATGTAAACAATAATTATGAAATTGTTAAAGTTACGGCGCGTACTAGTGATACTATGACAATTGTTCGGGGACAAGAAAGCACATTGGCAATTCCGTTCCCAGCAAATAGTCGTTTTGAGCTACGAGTAACTGTAGAAAACATGCTGGCAACATTTACCGATTTAAATTTCTTGTTGCTTTGAAAGTAAGAACATGACAATTAAACTTGCCAATAACGCTTCGGGTACTCTTGCTACTTCAATCAATGCTTCGGACACTGGGGCTGTTCTGACAACTGGGGACGGCGCAGAATTTCCTACGCTTGCTGCAAATCAATATTTCTACGCCACGTTAGAAAGTATAGCCAACACGCTGGAGATCGTAAAAGTTACTGCGCGTTCTGGAGATTCTATCACTATTGTTCGCGCACAAGAAAGCACCGTAGCTAATTCTTTTGCTGCTGGGTCACGGTTTGAATTACGAGTAACAGCGCAGTCTATTTTGGATGCTATACAAGATAGTGAGAAAGATACTACGGTTATCACTGGTGTTGGCACAGGCGCTCAGACTGCCTTTGCAGTCACAGACGGTTTCACTGCCATTTACATCAACGGCGTCTACCAGAACCGCAGTACCTACACTGTCACTAGCAGCACGGTGACGTTTAGCACAGCTCCACCCAACACATCCATTATTGAAGTTGTTTACAACTGAGGAACCGTCATGTTAAAAACAGTCTCATCCATCACAAACGCGCTTGGTGCTTTGAATTACAAAGGCACATGGAACGCCTCAAGTAATACGCCTACATTGGCAGATGGAACTGGTGCAAAGGGTGACTACTATGTGGTCAGCACAGCTGGAACGCAGACGTTTGGTGGTGTGCAATTATTCTTTGGCACTGGTGACTGGATAGCCTATAACGGTACAGTGTGGCAAAGGGTTGAGGGTGGTTCTGATGGCAACTTTGCCAATGTAACCATGACATCTACGGATGCAGGTGCAACAGCATCCCCATTACTGGAGTTGTACAGAGACTCAGCCAGCCCAGCCGCATCTGACACCCTTGGCGAAATTGAATTTAACGGTGAAGATTCAGCGGGTAACAAACAAGCCTACGGTTTAATTCACGCATCTATTCTTAGCCCAGCATCAACCGCTGAACAGGGTCAGATTCACTTTGAAACTGCCACTGCTGGTGCATTAACCGAAAAGATGATTATCGGCACGACCAATCTTGTGATTAATGAGATCGGTGCAGTCTTTAACGTGAGAATTGAAGGCGATACAGATGCAAATCTGTTTTACACCGATGCAACAAACAGCAATGTGGGTATTGGGACAATTTCACCTGCTACAAAACTTGATGTAAATGGCACTGTAACGGCCACGGCTTTTGCAGGCGGTGTAGCTACATTCTCTGCTGGTACAGATTCCGCACCTGCCATCACCACATCTGGCGACACCAACACAGGCATCTTCTTCCCTGCCGCTGACACTATTGCCTTTACAGAAGGCGGCGCGGAAGCTGCTAGATTTAATTCAAGTGGTAGCTTTCTGGTGGGGACTACTGCAAGTGCTGGTTTAGTAAGTAATAGCCGATCAGTTGTAGCAGGCGGATTTCGCAGTTTAAATGGTGAAGTGACTACTTTAGCTAATGGAACTCCTTACACCTTGTTTACTGTGCCTGCTGATTTTTGTACTTATTTGGTAAATGTGCATGGCGGTGTTTCAAGTGCTGCTTATTCAGAAACAGCAATAGTGCAAGTAAATAATGGTTCTATTAGGGTTGATATTATTTCTGCTGGTGGAGGTGTAGTTATTGACAATAGTGGAACTGATATTCGGGTTACGCAAAATTCTGGTGTAAGTATGGGATTTTTAGTTTGGTCAGCAGTAAAAATGGCTTAATTTTTTAAAGGAAAATAAAATGGCAACAGCATACACATGGACTATTGCTCAAATGGATAGACTTACTTCTGATGGCTTTGTTGTCACAGTACATTACGCAATAAATGCTGTTGATGGTGAATACAATGCTTATACCTATGGCACAGTAAGCTACACACAAAGTGACGGCTCTTATACACCCTACACAGACTTAACCGAAGCGCAAGTTGTTGGTTGGGTTCAAGAATCGTTAGGCAAGGACACGGTAGAAGCAGGTTTGGCAGCGCAAATTGAAGCACAAAAAAATCCTGTAACCGCAAGCGGTCTGCCTTGGCAATAATTAATTCATACGTGATGATCTTGAAAGAACATTATGCCTTTAACTAAAGTCTCTCAATCAATGATTGTTGGTGGTAGCGTCACCATTCAAGATTTTGGCGGCGTAGGTAACGCCACCGCAGACGATACAAACGCAGTTTTGGCTGCATTTGCTGCCGTGCCCGAGTACGGTACTGTGTACCTATCGAACGGTAGTTTTAAGATTACGCAAAATATTCACATCACAAAGTCTGTAAACATTATTGGAACTGGTGTTAATTCTGGCTTTTACCTTGCTGTAGGAACTAGCGCAGAGGGTATTCGATATGGAAACGTTGAATCGTTAAGTAGTAGCACAGCCTTAATG